TTGTTGCGCAGCAGATTGAACAGCGCAGCACGGTTGAAGAGCTGCTCACCACCCGGCTGCAATGACTCAGCTAGGTTGGTCTTCAGTCCCCAAGTCACAAAGGCTTGAATAAGGTCGTTGACGCTTTGTCGTGTCTGAAGCCAGTTGTCCACGTAAGGCTTGGCCATTTGACTTAAGCTCAACCCACCAAAGCTGTAGGCGGGCTTGAGCATATCTGGAACCTCACGGCCAACAAATGTCAACAAACGCGATACATGTAACTCCTTTCCCATCACAAACCAGTGCTCTGGCTTGTACCACGATGGCTTCAGAGGGTCTACTGAGTCATAGTTGGTTGGGTAACACCAATACGCTTCCACCGTCTTGATGCGCTTAAGTGGTGAGGACTTACTCACCTTCATGCGCGAGAGATAGTTCTGCCCATCACCTATAGGTGTTTTTAGCTCATCGCGGTCGTCAGTTGTCCCAAAGTCCAAATAGAGGTGAGAACGGCCAAAGAAGCCATCATCGCGCACCAGCTTGTAGAAGTTCTCTTTTACTTCAAGACGGTCAAACTCTTCCTCAAGCTTCTTGATCTGCTCGGTCTTGTCAACGTCACCAACCGCCTCAAACTTACCCCATTTTCGCGTTGACTCTTCAGCCCACACTTCAGAGATGACACGGTATTCTGGGCGCTGGGTGAGTTCTGCCAGGTAAGGATAACCCAGGAACTGCAAACCCTCAGCAAATGAGGCCCCAATCACTCCGCCAGCTGTAAACGTGCCCGCCCAACTGGCAACAGCTGTGAGGTTGTTGTCCTGAGCCATGTTGGCGCTACCCCGAGGGGTGACGCCAGGGGGATGCTCTGGAAACTCGTAAGGCTTGCGCTCGACGGCCTTGTTTGAGCCAAGCATAGAAAATAGTGTTAGAAGGTCAATTCTAGGCCAAGGTTGTTTAGAAGCTTGTTTAGTCTCTTGTTTCGTCTCCTGATTCTGAGAATAGCCCGGCTGTAGACGCTTCACGGCAAAAGTTCAATCCAAACGTCTATTGGTAGAGAACCAGCGTTAGCTGCCATAAAGATTGCGGAACGCTTTGTCTTATCCTCAATCACATTTGCAATTCGGTGCCCACCACCAATTAATGGTTCCCCATTGGTCTTTAGCCAATCTTGTCGAGCTTCTTTAAAAGAAGAGCCATAATAGCCAATGACTTGGCTTTTAAGCCTTCTTTCAATCTCCAACTGGTTTATCGTTGAGGTTTTCATTTTCATTTGGTTTTCATTTGGTTTGAATTAACTCCCTTACACGCTTGGTAGTGGCGTCTAACATAGCGTTTGTCCACATCCTTGCCGCTGGATGTGGAATTTCAAGTTTGCGCGCAAACTCGTACCCACTTTTGGTGTACGTAGCCTGTGCCACCTTGCCGCACACTAGCAACACACTAAATGGCGCAAGAATTTCCAAGTTCTCGCGCAGCCAGCTAGCGTCTGGCGTGCCGTGATGATTGGCAGAAGCACAAAGCTCTCGGCAAGAATTGGTGACAAATAGGTTTGCATCGCCAACAATGCGATATAGACGCCTACCACTAAAATTAGCTGGATTTATACGAAAGTAACGCGGGGCCTCTCTGTAGCCAGCCCCACTAGTAGCCTGCCGCCAATCCCACATGGATTCAAGAATTGCTACAATTTTAACCACAGCAACCCGCAAATTACTAGGTGCCCCTTCACCCGCCGTTCGGCGTCACGTAACAGTAGATCGTGCCACTTGACCCAATGAAGATAATGCCGTGACCTGTTGGGTTGGGGGGCTTGCCGTCGATCTTCATTTTCTTGATAGGAACCGTAATGCGTGTACCGTTAGGTATCACGCCTTTGCCGTCCGTGATGATCGCCACGTATTCAGCCCCACTAGTGTCAAAGCTATCAGCCTCATAGGCGTCAGCTTCGCCACAGCATGATGAGGCCGGCTGATCGGGCCGCATCAGGTTTTTGAACCATTGACTAATTTCGCTGGGGCTAAAGCTATTGCCCCACTGATTGCCTAATTGACCGTTGTCGCGCGGCTGTGATGATGTTGGAAAAGCCAGCATCGCAAGGATGAGGCCGAACATCAACACCCGATTGATGTTCACGATCATTCGTCAAGCTCCTTACAAAGGAACCTACGTTCTTGGGCCGTAGATTTGCGCTGAGCTTCAGGATTTCGGTTGAGGACCGCAACGCTCCTCGATTTCCTCGTCGGTGAAGCCTTCGTTCCTCAACTGTTGAGGATGGGGCATGTACCGCCATTTCGGTCCGCCAGAAAGGACCTCAACGCGATTTGAGGTCCTCGAAATGTTCGAGGGAACAAGCGCCCAGTCGATCACACCCGCAGTGATGCGTTCAAACCACTTTTTCTTGTTTTCATCGTCCATTTAGAGACTCAATCCAACCCCCTCGGATAACCTTTGGAACTTCCCTGTCGCTCAAATTTAAGGCAAGCTTCCAACTCTGGATGCCGTTGCCAGTGGCCAAATAATGGCCCAATGCAACTGCTGCTTGAGAAGTGGTTGGTCTCCAACGCGACCACGTGCTCCAAAACAAGCCCGATATGTGATCTGCCTCCGCATCATTGTCCAGGTCCCGCGCAATATGTTCACGAAGGCGCATATCTGGATCATTTTCCAGGTTTTTGGGGTGGGCTTGCTTATCAATAGATAAAGCCCATCCCAAAAGGCAGCCCGCAGTACCACAACCAGACGACGAAGGATCAGGTGTCCCAAGGAAACCCATATCAAACTTCTCTTCAGGAATCTCACCACGCAGGAGCTTACCGTGCAATTCAACGAGTGCATCGCGCATCCGGGCTGAGATTTTGAGTTCTTCAGCGGAAAGGTACGTTCTAGCTAACATGGTTTATCCTACAATCATCTTGTGCCAAGCGCGCTTGTGGCTTTTTCACTTCGGCCCGCGCTTGCATTGACTCAGGGTCCAGACAGCTCCTAAAGTAATATAGGGTGTCTTGCAGAAAAGTCAAGGGCCTTAATCAGCTTGTGCTTCTTTTTTTCATCTCAGTCCTGAAGTGGTTCAAGTTTCTTCGGCGCAGAAGTAAGCAACCCTACAAAGACCCCAATGTCGGTTTTGCGGGACAGGACGGAATCCCAACGAAATAAAAGCCGGCTCGTGACCTCCACCTGCATTTCGAAGCTCGTCAAAGCGCAACCCCAAATAATCACTAACTTGATGGAAACTGCGGATAGTGTAGACACCAGACTTAATTGGCCACGAGAGTGAACTTGCGGTCCCAATCGTCACGAATGCAAACCACTTGCTGGCCAACATCAAACATGAATCAATACCCTGGCATGGACGCCAACTGGAGATGGCGGTCGGTGATGATCATTGGGCGCTTCACACGACCGAAGTGTTCCACCGCTAGAGCCAAAGAGCAAACCGTGTCATCGTGGTTGTTTTCGCCCTTTTGTACACCGTACAAAACACCGGTTCGTGTATACTCATACTCAAACGATTCAAGCTCAAGCACGATGATTCCGTCAGGGTAATGCACTTCCCCTTTTTGAATCTTTACGGCCAAACCCTCCATTAGCTTCTGTTTGGATTGTTGAGTGAACTGGTAACCCTCAAAGTGAGTGTTAGGAACCTTTTGCAGATTTAGCTCTAGAATAGGGTCACCAATACCCGTACTGTCAACAAGCGCAGGAGTTCTGCCAGTAGCGTGAACGATTTTACTTAATGTTGCGGGCCAAGGCAGCTGAAAGCGCTCAAAACGGCAAACCCGTCCATCGTCGTCAAGGGCTATACCAACAGTCCAGTCTTGCCTTTTGGCTAAGTCCCAGCCCCAGACACGAGGCTTCTTATCCGACAACTCGGACACACACATTTGGATCGAGGCCAAGCCAAACGGATTACCACCGTCGTCGGCCGCCTCAGCTAAATACAACTCTTTGAACACAGACTCAGGAAGCTGCCGCTTTGCGTCTTCTACCTCTGCCTCGGTGAGAATGCCAGCCTCAACAGCATCGTGTGCAATCAGCTTAGAGTAGCCAAGATTAGGGGCACCCTTTTGAGCACGACGGCAGAGATTGTAGAACCAGTTCTTACGGCCCTTCACGTTTCCAATTATGCGGATAGGACCACGCGTCGCAGTTAAGGTAGTTCGAACGGCGTGGAATGCCTCTTGTCGCATACGGGATGCCTCATCCATCACCGCCGCGTAGACATCTTCACCGTAAAGGCCGTCCGGCTTTTCACCAGACTTGAACCAGATTGTCCTGTCGTTGACTAAAACTATTCTGCTATTTTCGTAAATCTTGAGCACAAGCTCGGGGGGGATCATATTCCGCATTCTGGTGAATGCCAGAACAGCTTGACTATAAACGGGGGCGATCCACCAATAGTTTGCGTGGGGCGGGCCTTGATACGCCTGCTCAAATAGCCAAAGAAGACAAGCGAAGGTTTTTCCGGTTTTTGTACTAGCCTCAATCAGACCATAACGAGCAATATTCCCATCTCGATCTATTGGGTGAAATATAGCTGCTTCCTGCTTTGGGTAGGTCCAGGGCCTGTGATAAACGAAATCATCGATAGACACACTGGGCTCCCGCTAGCTTCTAGACTCTCACCCGTAGCTAGCCGGGCGGTAGTGCTCACTTGGTCCCATGGCGACAATGCGGCCAACCATGACGTTGTACTGCGCCATATCCCGATAGATATCGGGGATCGCTATGCTGCCTACCATCTTCGGCGGTATCGGCAGCCGAACAATAACCATGTCTCGCATCGGCTTTACATCGCCGTGGGGGGATGGCGAAATCATGGACTCCGACGTTGCTCATGCTTGTTCCTAACCTAGTAAGCGTTCGCCTGCGATACCGAAAGGTTAAGCGTCCCGACCGTGAA